AAGGATATAAGCCGAAAAAGGCTATGAAGAAAAACAAGAAAAGAAAAACTAAATATTAATGAAGGTATTTACACAAGCAGGTAAGGAGTATAAAGGCTTACACCATAAAATGCCTAATGGACAAATCCATTCAGGTAAGAAGCATACTAAAAATAGTAAGCGTTTGTATAAAACTGCAAGAAGATAATGGCTAAGTTTCAAGGAATGACAGTGAAGTTAAATTCACCTAGCCCTATACGAAAGGGTGAGCCTGGCTATGGTCGTAAGAAGTCTAAAGTCTTTGTAATGAAAAATGGGAAAGTCAAGAAAGTTATGTTTGGTGACCCTAATATGAAGATAAGGAAAAACAATCCTAAAGCTCGTGCTTCGTTTCGTGCTAGACACAAATGCAGCACAGCTAAGGATAAAACATCTGCACGATATTGGTCGTGTAGAGCTTGGTAAGGAGAGAGAATGGCTAAAGTAAGTTGGATGTATGGTGGCAAAAGATATAGTGGCACCTTGATCCCTAGTAGAGAAACAAAAACACATAGGTTTGCTAGAACAGAAAATGGTAAGATAAAGAAACTTCCTAAGAATAAATAATGGCTGAACGAAAAACTTGTAGCAACAAAGGTTGTGAGAAAAAGTTTATGGCTAAGGACAATAGAAAAAAATATTGTTCTACTCAATGTTCACAAAAAGCTAGACATAAAAAATATAAACAAAAGAAAGCTGATCAATACACATCACAGATGACTGTAAGTCGTGGTGAACACTATGAAGAGTATGTAAAACAATTTGCTGCACAAGTAGACAAAAAACTTATACAAAAGCAACAAGTAGCTAAGTTACTAGGCATAAGCAATCCTATGGTTACTAAAATGCACGAAGCATATCTTATAGATAAATCTAATTTAACAGCAGCTGCAAATTGGGAAACACCAGAAGAAGCAATCAAGTCACTACAAAAGTTTGAAGATTTTAGAGATAGGTATTTCCAAACAGAAACTGGAGAGATATACGAAACAGCTGACTTTCACCAGAGATGGATTCAATCTATTTTAGATGCTATTGATACAGGTGGAGAGCAAATGATCCTTAGCCCACCACGACACGGCAAGACTGACTTACTTACACACTTTGCTATATGGCAGATATGTAGAAACCCTAATGTAAGGATTATGTGGGTTGGTGGTAACGAAGAGATAGCTAAGAACGCAGTAGGTGCAGTAGTTGACCACTTAGAACATAACGAAAAACTTATAGAGGATTTCTGTGGACCAGGACAAACATTTAAACCTAAGAATAGATCAGGTAAGTCTTGGACATCAGGACAGTTTACAACAGCTACCAGAACTGTTACTGGTATTAAATCACCAACAATGGTTGCAGTAGGTAAGGGTGGAAAGATTCTCTCTCGTGACTGTGACTTGATTATTGCTGATGACATTGAGGATCACGGAACTACGATACAACCAAGTGCTAGAGAGCAAACTAGACAATGGTGGACTACAACACTCTCTAGTCGTAAAGAAGAACATACAGCTATTGTAGTCATTGGATCAAGACAGCATCCAGAAGATTTATATAACTTTCTTTTAGAAAACCCAGAGATGACCACGATTGTTGAAGAAGCACATAGTACAGAGTGTGTGTTACCAGAGAACGAGATAGAGTTACATACTGATTGTATGTTATGGAAAAGTAAACGAAGTTACAAATGGTTATTGTCAAGATTACGAGCAGCTGAAACCACAGGTGGTAAAGCTATCTTTGAAATGGTGTATCTTAACAAAGCATTTGTAGATGGTTTAACAATGTTTGATGTAGAAGAAATAGATGTTTGTAGAGATGTAAACAGAGTTATAGGGCAGGTACCAGCAGGAACACATTTGATTGCAGGACTTGACCCAGCTTCTACAGGTTACCAAGCCTGTTTTTTATGGGCAATAAACTCTGATACAGGAAAAATGTATATGGTGGATATAGAGAATCAAGAAGGTGGTGGCGTTATACAAGCTAAAGAAACTATAAAAAAATGGCACGAAATGTATAGCTTATCACATTGGGTTATTGAAGAGAATGGTTTTCAGAGAGCTATACGACAAGATAAAGATTTGAAAGACTACTGTTCAAGAACAGGTATATATCTTGAAGGACATCAGACACAAAAAAACAAATTTGATCCTATCTTTGGTGTTGGAAGTATGCGAGAATTGTTTAGAGAGGAACTAATAAGTTTGCCTTATGGTAGTGCAGAAAGCGAAACAAAGAGTAATATATATCGTAGACAACTAATTTATTTCTCAACTGGTGCTAGTAAGCAATCTGGTAAGAATAATAAATCAGATGTTGTTATGGCTTCTTGGTTTCCAATGAAAGTTATAAGAAGAATGCAAAAAGAAAGATTAGCAGAAGTAGGATTAGATTATGAACCAAGTTTCGGAGAATGGGATATAACGGATATGAACGAAAGTCCTTGGAGTTAGTATGACACCTGAACAGATACAACACGCAATAACACAATTACATTTTGATAATCAAAGTGCTTACTCTACTAGAGGTCGTGTTCGTGCAATTATGAATGGTGGACCTGATGGTATTCAGGCTTTACTTGGTGATAACCTTAAAGGTTTCCAAGACTGGCAAGTACCTGTACCAAACCTTATGATGTCAGGACTAGAACACTTGGCACAAAAGATTGGTCGTATTCCTAACTTAAAAGTAGATGTACCTAATGGTAAAGACTCCGATAGAGCAAGACAGAAAGCTGAAAAGGTTGGAAGGATTGTTAATGCGTATGATGAGGTACAGAAACTAGATTTACAAATGCCACAAGTAGGTAGATGGCTACCTGGTTATGGTTTCTCTGTATGGGTAATTAGAGAAAAAAGGGATGCTAATGGAACACCATATCCTTGTGCAGAACTTCGTGATCCATACAACTGTTTCCCAGGTTACTTCGGTGCAGATCAGCAACCTAAAGATATGGCTATTGTTCGTAGAGTTCCTAAAGAAGCTCTAGCTAGAACATATCCTAAATATGCAAATCAAATATTAAATAAAGATGCTTATAACACAGATTTCTTAGGTGTAGGTAATGCCTACGCTTCTGCTTACACTGATTCATACAATGGCTCTTGGGCTAACAGTAATGGTGATGGCGACTTAATAGCAGAGTATTACAACTTAGAGGGAACTTATATTTTCCATATGACCTCTGCAACTATTCTTGACTTCATACCAAATCCACTAGATAGTGGACCTGCTTTTGTTATAGGAAAGAAATTCTCCTTTGACAGATTGCAAGGACAGTATGACCAGATCATAGGGCTTATGGCTTCTATGGCAAAGATTAATGTGATGTCAATAATAGCAATGGAAGATGCAGTGTTTACAGAAACCAACATATCGGGAGAGATAGAATCAGGACAATATAGAAAAGGTAGATTCGCTGTTAACTATCTAGCTCCAGGTACACAGGTTTCTAAACCAGCATCTAATGTTCCTTATCAGATTTTCCAACAGATAGATAGAATAGAACGACAACTTCGTGTTGGTGGTTCATATCCTACAACTGATGATTCACAGTCACCATTAGCTTTTGCTACTGGTAGAGGACTTGAAGAGTTAGGTGCATCTATGTCACTTATGATTAGAGAGTATCACACAGTTATGTCTGATGCTATAGAGATGATTGACTCTAAGAGATTAGAGTGGGATGCAAAAATGTATGGAGGAGAATCTAAATCACTATCTGGATATATGGATAATACTTTCTATTCAGAAACATACGACCCAGGTAAAGACATAAGTTCTTATAAGACAAGAAGAGTCTATGGAGCTATGGCTGGATATGATGAACCACAGAAGATAGTTACAGGGCTGCAATTACTTCAAGCTGGTATTATTGATAGACAAACTTTACAAGAGAATCTTGATGGTTTAGATAATCTTGTAAGAGTTAACGATAGAATTACAAAAGAAAAAGCAGACAGTGTATTGTTTGATACATTGTTAGCACAAGCACAAGGTGGTGATCCTAAAGCAACTATGGCTGTTGTACAGATAAGAAAGAATCCTGATGATATGCAAAATATTTTAGATAAGTTCTTTACTGCAGAAGAGCCAGAGATACCACAACCTGAACAAGATTTGCTTGGAGGAGGTGCCTTGCCACCACAAGGTCCTCCACCAGGCATAGCTGAACTACTTGGTGGATTAGGAGGATAATGTCTATAAATAAAAAGTTTGAAGATATAGTAGATTTTTGTTTAGTTGATGTTGATGAGCTATGTGATGACATTATTTTAGAAGAAGATGTTTTTAAACCACGAGGTAGAATGTTTATTGATCAAATGCCTCCTTTAGTATTTCCATTTGGATATATGATTATAAGTTCTGCGTTTCAGTTTTTTGAAGAAGATGATGAGGAAGAAGATGGCTAGACCAAAAAAGAAAAATAGATTACCAGAAAAAAACGAAACAACTGGTTCATCTTACTCTATAGGTAGAAATCCTGGTGGTGCGATTCGTGGATTGACACAAGGAGCAACTTATGGCGAAGGTCAACAAATAAAAGAACAAGCATCAGCATTTGGTATGCCTAAAACACAAGGAGTATCAACCCAACAAGTTGCTTCAAAACCTATGCCTCAAATGGATGTATTTGCAGAAACTCAAAGACCTAACGAACCTGTTACATCTGGATTGCCTTTTGGTCCTGGTGTTTCTCCTGTGTCACAAGAAACAGGCATAGAAGATGTTAAAAAATTTATTTACGATAGTTGGTTAGCAACTGGAGATGATAGCTTACTAGAGTATTTGTAATGTTGTACAATGATTTCTCTGAAGAAAAAGCTGATAAACTAAGCAAAATAAATCAAACAAGTTTTGCAACACCTGAATCAGTTATGGTTCAACTATCTAAAAATAATGCTGATGATTCAATTATTGAAAAGATGAATGTATTTTTTAGTAGAGATAAAGAAGGACCTTTTGAAAGATTAAAAAACTCTTTAGCAAAACAATCAGGTATTAATCCAGATACTGTTTCTAGTCTTAGAGAACTATATACTAAAAAAACATTTATGGGTTTAAGGTCTGTTTGGGAAGATACATTTCCACGAGTGGGTAGAGCAATAGCTCTAAAACAACAAGGAGTAGACAATCCTTGGCAGAAAGCAGATGTAAGTCCTTATAAAGTCTGGGATGCT